TAGATGTAGAAAGTCTTAAGTAACCTATAAATGTTAACAGCGTGTACTTTAATCGGTACACGCTTTTTTAGACAAGAGGGTGATTTTTCATGGCAAAAAGAAAAAAGAAAGTATCAGCTTATACACGTAACAGAAATCGTATCAACAGTTACATAAGGCGATTAAACAAAAAAGGACTTATCACAGACCTATATTTTCCGTCAGAAAGAGAGCTAAAATTACAAGGAATAAAGGGAGTAGAGTTAACTCGTTACACTAATGAGTTGAAAAAGGTAACACCGGATTTCTTAAAAGGTAAAGCCATTCCAATTCCAAAAACACCTCAGAACTTTAACGAAAATGGTGATTTAAAAGTCGGTGACGACGATATGTTTAATAGGACAGTAATAGCAGACATAAAAAATAACATATCACACTACCCTAAAGAGATAGCTGATAAAGTTACTTCTTTAATTGACCAGTTAATCACACAGCAGGGTATAGGTGATGTAGTAGAAGCTATCATATCAGCACCAGGTTTACATTACTATTTTAATAAAAATAAGTATGATAGTGAATCAGCATTGGAAGATTATGCTACTGGAATTATAAATGCACTACCTAACGCAAGTGACCAGTATAAAATGGACTTAGCTGACGCTTTCGAGTTCAACGAGTTAGGCTATACCATTGAAGATTAAAAAGTATAGATATTTTATGTGCGACTTTGAAACAACTGTTTATAAAGGACAAGAGTTCACAGAGGTATGGGCGTCTGCTTCGGTAGAACTATTCACAGAAGATGTACAAATATTTCACTCAATTGAGGAACAATTTAATTACTTTGTAAGTCAAGATTGTAATATCGTAGCATATTATCACAACTTAAAGTTTGACGGTTCATTCTGGTTATCATATTTGATGATAGATAAAGGGTTCAAACAGGCATACAGAAAAACAGGTGAAGCTATAAACGAGGTAGAGTGGTTGCAGGAAAAATTTATGGAAAACAATTCCTTTAAATATAGTATATCAGATAAAGGAATGTGGTACACCATTATTATAAAAGTAAATAACCACTTTATTGAAATAAGGGATTCACTAAAGCTTTTACCATTCAGTGTTAAAAGAATTGGTGATAATTTTGGTACAAAGCATAAAAAGCTTGATATGGAATACACAGGTTTTCGATATTCAGGGTGTGAGATAACAGACAGTGAAAAAGAATACATTGCTAATGATGTTCTTGTTGTTAAAGAAGCACTTGAAATTATGTTCAACGAGGGTCACGATAAACTAACAATAGGTTCTTGTTGTTTGGAAGAATACAAAGAGATATGTAAGAAATCACTCAAGAACCAATTAGAGTATAAGGAAATGTTTCCAGATGTATATAATGTGAGTATTAACCCTACAGAATATACATACGAAAACGCCGGAGATTATATAAGAAAATCATACCGAGGTGGTTGGTGTTATTTAGTAAAAGGAAAAGAGAACCAGATAAAAACAAATGGAACTACGGCTGACGTAAATTCACTGTACCCATCTATGATGTCATCTGAATCGGGAAACAGGTATCCTGTTGGCAAACCTTGTTTCTGGAAAGGAAACTATATTCCAGACGAAGCTATAGCAGATAATAAGTATTATTTTGTTAGAGTTAAAACAAGATTTTATATCAAGAAAGATAAGTTACCATTTATTCAGATAAAAAGTTCTTACTTATATAAAGGTACAGAAGCACTGGAATCGTCAGATATTTATGACAGTAAAACAGATTCTTACTTTTCATTCTATAAAGATAAGGACGGTATATTAAGAGATACAAGGGTTGAATTAGTCTTGACAATGACAGATTACCAGTTGTTGAAAGATCACTATGATTTAGTTGATTTTGAAATACTTGATGGTTGTTGGTTTTACGCCTTAACAGGCATCTTTGATGAATACATAGAAAAGTACAAACACCAGAAGCTTGTTAGTAAAGGTGCATTGCGTGAGTTGGCTAAACTTTTTCTTAATAATCTTTATGGAAAAATGGCATCTAGTAAAGATTCATCGTTCAAACTGGCATATGTGAAAGATGATAAAACAATTGGTTTTTTACCTGTTACAGAATCAAACAAGAAAGCAGGGTATATTCCTGTCGGTTCAGCTATCACAAGTTATGCAAGAAACTTTACTATCAGAGCAGCACAAGAGAATTATCATGGTGTTGATAAAGCAGGTTTTATTTATGCAGATACAGACAGTATACACTGTGATTTACCACCAGAAGAAATTGTTGGAATTAAAGTACATGATAAAAACTTTTGTTGTTGGAAATTGGAATCATGTTGGGATAAAGCAATATTTACAAGGCAGAAAACTTACATTGAGCATGTAGTTGCAGAGAACCTCGAACCAATTGAAAAACCATATAACAATATAAAGTGTGCAGGTATGCCAAAACGTTGCAAAGATTTATTTGAATTATCACTGGCAGGTGATGCAGATAAAAGTAAAGAATGGAGTGACGAAGAAAAAGAATTTTTATTTGACAAACAAAACAACCCTATTAAACGTGATTATAGTTCATTTAAAATAGGTTTGAAAGTGCCTGGAAAATTACGACCAAAGAGGATACGGGGTGGTGTTCTATTGGTAGATACATCATATGAAATGAGGTAAAAATAATGAAGAAAATTATATGTTTATTGTTAATTTGTTTTTTACATTAACGGGGTGTGTATCTGGTAATGATGTACCAACAGAGAAAACTGACTATAGTATAATACTTAATAGAGGTTCGATGTTTGTATATGCATTTAAAGACCCAGTTACAAATGTGTGGTATATATCAGGTAGATATGGCGTAACACCTAGACTTAATCAAGATGGTTCATTATATGTAAATAGTAAAAAACAGAGGGAGAACTAAGTTCTTACCCTCTGTTTTATTTATATCTATAACTCATGTGTTAATCATTGCGTTCAGCGAAAACGACAAGTAACACAGGCTCTATAATTTCAAGAGTGCTATCCTATGTTCTCAATGTTAATCGCATGAGTAGATATACCTAGTAACTAAGTGCGCTTAATGTGGCTTCCTTGCATCTTAAATCTTTAAACCTAAAGCAACCACGTTCAAATAGATACCTAAGATTATTCAAAAAGAAGTCATTACGTTTTAACATAACATAATTGATTTCGTGATCGTCAGTAGTTACACTGATTTTTAAACCAAAAGTGCGGTCTGGTCTGTCATCGCAGTATAAGTACCCATTTTCAGGAAATTCCCTTATACCGAACTCACAACCTTTATATTTAAGTGTGCAAAGGTATTTATTTTTTCCAGTAGGTCTTTCAATAAAACTCTGGTTATCATTCAAATAAACACATTCACTACTATATCCAACATAACTGTCTTTCTTAAAAGCTCGATTAAATCCGCTAGTTTTCTGTGCTTCACTTGCTGATTTATTAAATCCCTGTTCTAATACAAACCCGTCGCCACGTAAAAATTTTGTGTCTTTATGTAGTCTAGCACTTATTTCCATTTTTGTGTAATATGGATTGATAAGACTGACAGGGTTCGCAATCATATACACAGGCACATAACGAACCTGTTCGCCCTGTCCTCTTGCAATAGACGTATGAATACTGATAAACTTTCTTACTTCATCAGGACAGTAGTGATTAGATTCGCTTTGAAATTCATCAAACTCTAGCCTAGAAATATCAGCAAATAAGTGACTATATTTTTTTAACTGGTCAGCACTGTTTAAACTGATAGCGTAGCCACAGCTTTTTTCGTCTAAGAATAACTCGTGGAAGATTCCACTTGCACGTCTTTTTGATGTCATAGTATGACCTGTGAAGAACAAACTACCTATATCTTTATAGAATTTATCTACCACATTATCAAGTTCATAATTATAACGGTAAATAAGACCAAACTTTTCGTCTTTATCAAGAAATCTGTTTATACACAGCCTACTAAAATAGGTTGTCTTTCCCGCACTTCGGTTGGAAGTAACCATATAGATTTCTGGTTTATTCCCGTTGATATCTAACATTGACAATAATTTAGTACCGTCATAATATTTTGGCATATCAAAAATCTCCTTTCCATATTTAATTATATCATACCCATTGATTTTTTGCAAGTATTGTGATATAATAAAATTGAATTAAATAAGAAAGGAGATGCCATGGAGAACTTATATCCAATCTTTGTAGCGTTAGGGTTTAACGCCCTAGACGTAGTAACAGGAATCGTTTCAGCAGTAAAAAATAAAGACATTAAATCCGCCAAACTACGTGATGGACTTTTCAAAAAAGTGGGTTTTATTTTCTGTTATTTTACGGCGTGGTTAGTTGACGGGTATGGAGACATTATAGGGTTCAAGCTAGGTGTAGCAATATTACCAGTTATTGTTCTTTATACATGTACAACTGAGCTTGTTTCGATACTTGAAAACATAGCAAAGATTAACTCAGACCTTTTACCAAGTAAACTTATGGAACTTTTTCACGTTTCAAACACCAGAAAGGAGTAACAAATGGCTGACATTAACAAAGCTGTTTCTTTCATGATTAACACAGCAAAGGACAATATTCATGGTTATGACCAACAGCACAGAAACGGTCCAGATTATGACTGTAGTTCACTGGTAGGGACAGCATTAAACTATGCAGGTTTTGCTGTTTCACCGTATTCATGGACTGGTAACTTAGAATCACAGTTAAGAAAAGCAGGGTTTGTCGATTGCAAAGCACCATGGAAAGCAGGTGATATTCATTTAAACACAGGAAACCACGTATGTATGAGTATCAATGAAAACCAGATAGTTGAAGCGTCAATCAACGAAAAAGGAACAGCCACAGGAGGTAAAACTGGTGACCAAACAGGTAAAGAAATTCATGTCACTTCCTATTATAACTATTACCTCGGTTGGGATTTACACCTGCGATTTACTGATGTAAACACAAACAGCAATAAACCTTATCCTATTGAAGAAATAGCTCGACAGGTTGTTGCAGGTAAATGGGGCGTAGGTATCCAGAGAAGAAGACTCTTAGAAACAGCAGGCTATAATTATGACGAAGTACAAAGCTATGTAAATGAACTCTTAACAAAAGGTGCTTACAAGTCGAATGGTGAAGTTGCAAGAGAAGTTATAAAAGGTGTGTGGGGTGTAGGAAAAGAAAGAAAAAACAAACTTGAAAAAGCAGGTTATGATTATAACGAGATTCAAAAACTCGTTAACCAGATGTTAGGCTAGTACAATGCCAGACATCAACAAAGCTTATTCATGGGCAATCGAAACGTGTAATGCTCCTAACGTGGGATACAGTCAGGCATATAGAAACGCCCAGACCGTAGGTGGCATTACATATTACGATTGTAGTTCTTTTATAAACTACGCACTCTTAGCAGGTGGATTTTCAACACCGAATTATGCACCAAAATATAATGCATTTACAACTTACACAGAAGCAGACGTTTTACTTTCACTAGGTTTTAAGGAAGTTGACTCTAACGGTGAATACTTACCGGGTGACATTGGTCTTTCAGTTTCCCACACAGAAATGTGCTATAAAGGTGGTAAGGGAAAAGGTGTATTCATGGGAGCGCACACAGACAATGCACCGTTAGCACATCAAGTTAGCATAGGATCAACAACTGGAAATCAAAATTATGAATCATCATTCCCACGATTATTTAGATACGGTGAAGGTGGTGCATCTGGGTATGGGTGCAGTGCATACGTTGTATCAGCAATATGTGGTAATATGTGGCAGGAAAGTGGTGTAAACCCTGGAATGTGGGAAGGACAGAATGTTAGTTCATTTACCGCTTTAAATGTTGGTTTTGGACTAGGACAGTGGACAAACACAGGAGGTAATACACAGGGTAGACTTTATCAGTTGCATGAATGGCTTCAATCAAATGGGTATAACGACGATGATGGTGTCGGTCAGTTAAATTATTTAATTCATGAAAATGTATGGTATTCCAGAGATGAAGCTAGTCAATATGCTACGTTAACAGATTTTCTTACTTCCAGTAGCACAGATTTAGCTGAATTAACTCATGCTTTTAACGTAGGTTGGGAAGGAATACATGACCACACATGGGATTTCCGGGTAACCTTTGCAGAAAAATGTTATGACTTTATTACGAAACATGCTAATGATACCTCAATTAACAAATGGTTTTCAAAAAATGAATTCTTATCAGTTGATGAAAGACTAAACAATGCCGTTCTTATCTATAGGTTCTTATCGGCAGGTGGTGGAGGCGGTGGTACACACACCACAAAAAAGAAATCAATGCCAGTTTGGATGATGCTAAAATATCATTATTAAATTGAAAGGAGGTGAATAAATGGCAGTAAAAACTAGAGAGGAAATTCTGGAAAGTTTCAAAACAAGGTTAGGAGAAAATCCTGATGATGAATCCATTTCGTTTTTAGAGGACGTAACTGATACACTGGACGACTTTGAAAAAAGAGCGAACGGTGACGGTACAGACTGGAAAAGCAAGTATGAAGAAAACGACGCAAATTGGAGAAAGAAATACACAGAAAGATTTTTCTCAGATGAACCAGAACCAATACCAAAATCAGGCACAAAACTAGAACCAGATGACACCCCAAGGACATTTTCAGATTTATTTAAGGAGATTTAAAAGATGGCTAGAAGAATTGCTAATAGTACGCTCAATGCGTCTACAATCGACATTATGAACGTTATCAGACAGAACGCGTCATATGATTATCAGCAGAACGTACCTGCTGTAGAAAAGGCAAGTGACATTCCTAAAGTCGGAGAAGTTATATACGGAACACCTGCTTTTGCAAACCAGTTTATTAACGCACTTGTTAACAGAATTGCTATTGTGCGTGTGCAGTCCGCAAACTTTAACAACCCGTATTCAATTCTTAAAAAAGGATATCTTGAGTACGGTGAAACTGTAGAAGATATTTTCGTGTCAATCGCAAAAGCAGTAGACTTTAGTGCAGAAAAAGCACCTAAGAGAGAGTTCCAGAGAAGTATTCCAGATGTTCGTTCAGCTTTCCACGTAATGAACTGGCGTGTAATGTACCCAGTAACTATTCAAGACGAAGATTTAAGGCAGGCATTTCTTAGTATTGATGGTGTACAGAACCTTATTGCTAAGATTGTTGATGCTGTTTACACTGGTGCAGAGTATGACGAGTTCCTACTCTTTAAGTACCTGTTGATTAAAGCAATCAGTCATGGTAGAATGTATCCGAAGTCAATCGGTACTGGTGAATCACTTACAGAAAGTGCTGTTCAGTTTAGAGGTACTTCTAACTTATTACCATTTATGTCAAGTGAGTTCAACGAAGCAGGTGTTAAAACAAACACACCTAAAGAAAGACAGGTTATTTTCATGGACGCTATGTTCAACGCACAGTACGACGTAAATGTACTTGCAAGTGCTTTCAACATGGACAAAGCAGATTTTATGGGTAGACTGTTCCTCATTGACAACTGGACAGAGTTCGACAATGAACGTTTTGACATTATCAGAGCTAATTCTGATGGCATTGAAGAAGTTACCACGGCAGAACTTGCACTGTTGAAAAATGTAAAAGCTGTTATTCTGGATGAAAACTGGTTTCAGGTTTACGACAACAATAACAAATTTACAGAGAAGTATGTGGCATCTGGTTTGTACTGGAATTATTTCTATCATACATGGAAAACAGTATCTAACTCACCGTTCGCTAATGCTTGTGTATTTGTAACAGATACCGCTACAATCACATTACCTGCTTCAATCACAGCACATGTTGATGCTAAGGACGAAAGTGACATTGCTACGGTATTTACAATCAGCCCAGACTTAGATGGTCAGAGCCTTGACCCACACAATGTAAACTTCATTCAGACAAAAGCGTTGACTACGGCAGGTATTGCTGTTCAGCCTTATGGTGGAATTATGATTCCTAACAATCAGATTGCTACAGAAATCACACTGGTAGCAGAGATTAACGGTACTAAGTACACAGCTACTACGACTATTACTGGTGATACAACTGTTGGCACAGATATTACCTTAAATAAAGGGTAATGGTAAGGGTGTGTGGCGGTATAATGTTACTACCACACATCCGATAGAAAGGAATGTATTATGTATATAAATCCTCAGACTAATATAAAATTACTAAAAGATGTACCACTAGATACAACCTATGACCATACATTATGGTTTGACAGTATGAGCGCACAGTTTGGATATTTCAGTGCATTGACTAAGTACAATATGAATAACTATAGTTATCAAAGAGTACAAAAAGGGGTAGCAAGAGTTGGTATTAACGCTGACAGTCTTTATGATTGTAACTACATGATGTTTCAAAATTCAGCTTATGGAAATAAATGGTTTTATGCATTTATCACAAGTGTTGAATATGTGAATGACGTAACATCTAATATCAGTTTTGAAATTGATGTCATGCAGACATGGTTATTTGACTGCTCACCAGATTATTGTTTTGTAGAAAGAGAACATTCAGAAAGTGACCAGATAGGTGCTAACATTATACCAGAGAACCTTGACACTGGGGAATATGTGTACAATGGCTACGGTAAATTAACTAAAGCACTTGACCCTTTGTGTATTATATGCATGGTCTGTGACACCGCAGAAGACCCAGACGGAACGTTATATGATGGCATTTATGGTGGTTGTACATTATTTGCATACAATGTAAATAAAAAAGGTGTTTCAGCTTTAACTAAAAAATTGCAAAGTTATAACCAAAAACCAGACGCTATTGTATGTCTTTACATGTGCCCTGTTATAGCTACAGGTAAAGCTATTCCAGATGACGGTCTACAATTACTATTTTCAAAAGGAGCTTTTGGGTTTGACATTTCTGTTCCTGCATTAACAACACGTGATACGCTTGACGGGTATAAACCTAAAAATAACAAACTGTACACTTATCCATATAACTATTTATCAGTAGAAAACGGAAAATCTACAGCTAGTTTTAGGTATGAATTTTTTAACAATTTAACTGTAGCACTTCACGTTGATGTCCCAGTTACAATGCCTATACAAGTAGCATTAAGACCAAACGGATACAAGGGTAGTAAGGTAGGTACAACTCTTAACGGTGAATCATTGGTACTTGACGATTATCCAATGTGCAGTTGGTCAACTGATTCTTTCAAAGCGTGGTTAGCACAGAACGCATTGCCTTTAGCTACAACAGCAACCGCAGGTGCATCTGCACTAGGATTGTCTGCCTTAGGCGTAAGCTTTCCACCACTAGGTGTACTAGCAGGAGTTGGAACAGTTATGAATTTATTATCACAGGGTTATAAGGCATCTATTGCAGCTGATGTAGCAAGGGGTAATATTCACAGTGGTAACGTTGATGTAGCAAGCGGAAAGAAAACATTTTGGGGTGGAAGAATCAGTGTAAGTTATCAATATGCAAGAATGATTGACGATTTCTTTACTAAGTTTGGATATGCAACTAAGAGAGTAAAAATTCCTAATCGTAACAGTAGACCACATTGGAACTATGTAAAAACTGTTAGTGCTACAATGACAGGTAGTGTCCCGTCTGATGATATGAAAAAGATATGCAGTATCTATGATAATGGTGTAACATTCTGGAAACATGGGTATGAAGTTGGTAGATATGACCTAGACAATAGTCCAGTGTAATAAGGTGGTGATAAAGTGGGACGAAGAAAGCATGACATTTTTGACGAAAGTATGGTGTTGAACAACCTTACTTATCGCCAGTATTTGAACAGATTAACAGAACTTGCTATATCCATGTTTGAATGGAAGAATCTACCAAATACAGTTGACGCAAGATATCTTGAATTACATTTATTTGAAACTGGTTGTATGGTTTATTTCAAAGATGATGTGATAGGGGACTTGTGTTTAGATTGTATTGTTAATGGTAAGCTTGACGTGTATGGTAACCCATTGTTAAGAAGAGCGTACAGTGGTTACAACAATTACCAGAAGTTACTAACTTATAAAGACAGCGTTATTATCTGGAATAATTATCTGCATGGTAACAGTATTCTTGATGTTGAAATGTTTGCAAGAAGATTATACAATATTGATAGAATTATTGATATCAATGCAAACGCACAGAAAACGCCTGTGTTGGTACTAGGTAATGAAAAGCAAAGACTTACTCTTTTAAATCTGTATAAAGAGTATGATGGAAACGCACCTTTTATTTTTGGCGACAAGAATCTGGATATTAACGCATTAAAAGCACTTAGCACTAATGCACCATATGTGTGTGATAAACTGTACCAGTTAAAAACACAAATATGGAATGAAGCGTTAACTTATCTAGGTATAAGTAATGTCAATATTCAGAAGAAAGAAAGATTGATAACTGATGAAGTTACACGTAACCAAGGTGGTACTATTGCTAGTAGATATAGCAGACTAGAATCACGCCGACAGGCTGTTGAAAAAATAAATGATATGTTTGGTACAAATATCGAAGTCAATTATCGTGAAGATTTTCAGCAGGTTGGTGACGATAATCAGCCAGAAGATCCCGGTGCAGATACGATAGGTGGTGTAGGAAATGAGTAAATACACGACAGAAGTTAGGTATATTTGTGAAACGGATAGCGGGTTAGATGAAAGTGTTGGATTTAACTCTGTAGATGATGTTATATCAAAATCATGGGATAAAATTTTTACCAGTAAAGTACATTTCTTTGATGAAGATTATAGAAAGATACTTTGTAGCAAAATCTTAAAGCACTATTATTTAAGAGAAATTGGGTGTGAAACTGTAGGCATCTGGAAACTTTGGGTTAATACTAAGTTGGAAGAAATCATGCCATACTATAATCAATTATATGAAAGTGCTAAGTTAAAGTTTGACCCATTCCATGATATTGACTTAACCAGAAAGCACAACAGAACTGAAAATGAAAAAAGCACAGACAATAGAAGTGGTAATGGTAGCAGAGATGTTAACACAACACAGACATCAAATAGCAATAAAAATAGTAACGCAAACGGGGAAGAAAAGAACCTGTTCAGTGATACACCTCAAGGCGGTTTAGTTGGTGTTGATAATCAAACGTATTTAACAGATGCTAGAAAAATTAACACTACAAATAGTGGTAATGAGAGTATAAGTGGTAATTCTACTGAAAAAAGTGGAAGTACCTATAAAGACAGTGAACAGAGTAGCGGTAATGTTGACACTACAGAAGATTATATCGAAACTATTGTTGGCAAGCAAAATTCAGAAAACTACAGTTCGTTAATTATGAAATACCGTGAGACTTTCTTGAATATTGACATGCAGGTTATTAAAGAATTTGACGATTTATTTTTTGGTTTATGGTAGAGTAGAAAGGAGTAATATATGTTTACAGACGTAGAAACACTTAGATACTGGACTTTAAAGGTATTACCTTTGGTATACGATGATGCTCTTAGTTATGCAGAAGTGCAGGGTAAAATTGTTAAAAAGTTAAATGAACTGATTAAGAACAATAATGAGTTACCTGCCTACATTAGAGAACTTATTAAAACGTACATTTCTAGTGGTGAAATTGATAACATTATTGCAGAGATTTTAAGTGATTATATGCTTAGTGTTAAAAATCCACCAGAAAATTTAAAGCCTGCTGTCGGTGATGGATCAGCAGATGATACCGAAGCTATTCAAGGATGTTTGGAGTATGCTAAAGCTCATAACGGCATGTGCGTTTACTTCCCAAGTGGTGCTTATCTTACTGGTACATTAACACTTCCAGAAAATAGTGACGTTACCATGTTTGGACAAGGTAGATATGTGACAAGATTGGTACTTAGAGGTGGAGTTACAGAACCTATGCTCAAAGGTAATGTTAAAACACTGACGTTGACAGGACTTACGTTTGATGGCAACGGAGACATCCAGGTAAACAATGTTGACCTTATTGAGTGTACCGGTGTTAATATTAGTATCTCACAGTGCATTCTTACTGATGGGTTCACGTTAGCTAAGCTTACATCTAGTAATAATATACAGATTAGTCATACAGTCTTTGACCATGCTATTGAAAATGCTTTGACTATCTGTGGCACAGGAGATTCTAATTGCAGTGATATTACTTTCAATTCTATTTCTACTTTAGTTGGAAAAGAATTTATTAAACTCGATTCTGACAATAATGTTATCATATGTACTGTGACTAGTGATGCAACAAAACTACTCACTATTAACGGTAATGATAACTATGTTGAAATTAACGGTGTTCGAAAATATACTAACTATACAGATAATGGTAAAATGAACACTATTAAAATTACAAGAAATCTTTACAAAGGCAGAATTAAAGAGATATATGCTCAAGGTGATTATGCACAAATACAATATTCAACTACATCCATTGAAGGCTCAAAAAAAACCGAGTCTTATTTGAATGATGTTATATGTTTAACCAAAGGTAAATTAAAAAATGAATGTAAAACAAAAGAAGAAATTGTTAACGGTAATGTAACAGAAAGTGCAGTAAATAAAACAGAAAACTATACTGGTGATGTTACTACTACTGGTGTAAATAAAACTGAAACCTATACAGGTAATGTTGCTACTACTGGTGTAGATAAAACAGAAACATACACTGGTGATATTGTTACTAACGGAAAATCAAATACAGAAACATACACAAGTGATGCAGATATTGAAGCAAACATTCATACTACTAAAACAAAAACTAGCAAAGTTGAAATTGGTGTACAAAAAAATGAAAGATATACTGGTAGTGTTAACCATGAATATGGGAGTGTTAGTGAGAGTGTAACAGGAAACTCATTTGAAACGTGTCAAAATAAAACCTATGCTAGACCGAAGTGGAAAAACGGTTAAGGTTCTAACAGAGAACAATATGACTGCACTTATATCATCTACTGTAGCAAATAATGTTCTTATTATTGGAGACAGCTATGCTGAGGGGTACACACCAGACGGAAATGTAAAAGGATTTCCTACTTTAATGGGTGAATACGCAGGGTGGACAGAAGATGTTGATTTCTGGAAACAATATGCAGGTGGTGCAGGGTTCGTCAGTGTAGGTAGTCTTGGTAAAAATTTTAAAGACCTTATAACTGATGCTTTTAACAGAATGACAGACGTGCAACGTTTATCAATTAAAAAAATACTAATAGCAGGCGGATGGAATGACGCTGTTTCATCAACATCTTCTATCACAACAGCTATTAAAGGTACAGTTGATGCAGCTAAACAAATGTTTAAAAATGCTGAAATTTACATCGCTATGATTGGTTGGAGTGGCAATTATGATAAGCGTGAGCAGATTGTTAAAAATGTAATTCCTGCATATACAAGATGTGGAAAATATGGTGCAAAATATATTACAAACTCTGAATATATTATGCATAACTATGGCGGTTTTGCAAGTGACAATAATCACCCTAATGGTGAGAACCAAGACTTGTTAGCCAGCTACCTACTTGATGGAATCAGAAGTGGAAGTTGTGATGTACAGTATAAACAGAACTTACCATATCACGTTAACAGTGCTGTAGCTAACAGTATACCTAGCTTAGGTGAAATCTGTATGTCAAATGGGACGGTAACATGGAATGTTGGACGTTTCTATATTAACTTTGCAGATATCCACATTGGTGGAGGTGAAATTCCTACCATAGCAACTGTAGATAATGACTGTTTAGTCCGTGGCGGTAAACCAGAATCAAACATGTTTGGTGGAGTTGTTAGCGGGTATATTCAAAAAAAGGAAACACCAGATATATTCTATGAGTTTAATGGTGCTATTACAATTGATGATGGAAAAGTAAGACTGTCATTTAACAATATCAAAGATGACCATACTGGGTATAAAGAATTTAATAATGTTACATTTGCCAGACTTGATATGGGAACAGTTTGCTGTA